TGGCCCAAGAAGAAAAAACTGGAACAAAATGGTCAGTATTGCGATAACAATGTAGACCTAGACAATTATCAGAAAGCTATATTAGACTCTCTGAATGGTGTCTTATACTTAGATGATCGCCAAGTTGTTAAGATAATGACTGTCAAAAGATGGAGTGATACTCCAAATATTAAAATAGAAATGATACCTACAGGAGAAAAATGGAAACACTTACCAGAGATGAATTAATAGTAGAACTTGCTAAAGATTATGGAACAAGAGCAAGAGTATTGGGCCATAAATTTGAAGAGGCTTATGATAGGTATGTTAAAAGATGTAGTTTGAGAACATATGAAAATCTTCTACAACAATTTACTGTTGGTAATTTATCAAATCCTGTAAAAATCAAACCTGTACTAAATGATAACGAATATATTATATCTGCCCCATCAGAAGATGACTGTGAAGATGGTGTTTGTAAGTTGTAATAGTTTACTCAATGTATAATAAGTGTATTACAACAATAAATAAATAAACTATGAAAAAAAGCGTAATACATCAAATTAACATCAAAGTAGATTCTAAAGATTTAGCTTTAATTGATGCTAAAGCAGATAAGCTAGGAATATCTAGGTCTGCTATGTTAAAGTTGTTTGCTATTAATGGAGAGTTAACTGTACAAATGGCACAATCATTAAAAAAACCTGTAATTTAACGATACTCCATATCTAATGGTCTTGTAGTCCAATATAATTTAAAATCTTCAGTAAATTCATCTTCTGAATTATAATCTTCAATTTTAGGAACGCCTGTATGACCTTGTTTATTTATCCAAAATTGTTCATAATTTGCAATATCTTCGTCTAGTTCATCTAATCTATTAAGAACCATAGGTGTTCCTACAGTTCCTAAAGCACTTAATATCATACCTGCAGGATGTCTTTTACTAAACATTCTAATGCCTTTACCTGCGTTTGTAGCAAATGTTTGTTTGTAATTACCACCTGTGTTAAATAACCCTTTTGCAAAATCTTGTATAAAATTCTTCATAATTAAAAATATTTTTTTAAATTTGGTGCAATAGATTGTACTGCTAAATCTACAAATTCTTCTTCTTCTGTTGGTTTATTAACCCATGCAGGTTTTTCACCATAAAGATTCATAGCTTCTTCATATCCTTCTTGTGTTTGCCAATAAGGATCTTCTGTGTTTACACTCCAATAATTGCCATTAATGTTTCCTTCTGCATCTCTTGGTAACATCCACCCTGGCCTAGAAGGTTCTTGTGTTTTAATTATTTCAGAAGGATTACCTGTAAATGTTGTTTGTTTTTTTTCTTCAACTTTTTTAGTAACTGGGGTTAACATTCCTTTGTTATTGCTACTAAAAAAATCTCTAAAACCTTTTTGCCATTCTTTTAATAATTGTTGCCCTATTTCGTTTGCAGCATCTACTGGATCCATAAATCTAGGAACTGCTTCGGTTGCTAACATAGTTTCACTTATAGGTATAGGTCTGCCTCGACTATCAAATTGTTGCTCCTCTACATACTCTGTAGCCTCTGGTAATGCCTCTCCTGTCTGTTGATTATAAAAAGGCAAGTCTAAAGTAGACATTCCTGATAACAACCTTTTTTGCATTTCATTCATATTATTGTCCTAACATTTTACTAGCACTATCACCATACATTTCTTTTAAAGAATAACCTGTAAATGGTATTCTCATTCCTCCATCTTTATCTTTTAATTCTTCATCAATATTCTGTTGGTTTTTAGGCACAGCAGTTCCATAAGCAAGTAAGTTCCAATCTTTTTGTAATTGAGTTATATCGGCATCACTATACTTAGTTGTCTTTTGTAAGAACTTAGTAAACCAAGTTGGTATTTCACCATTGTTTTGTATAGTTTGTGCCATTGCTCTTTGCCATCTAGCATCACCTAATGTATTACGCATCCTTTGTAGTAATGGAACAGAAGCTACAGGAGCAGCAAAAGCACCAAATTTACCTGCAGCACTACTACCTAAATCAGTAGCCATCCTAGCAACTGTCATATTAATAATGACAGATTGGCCCGCTTTTTTATTAACTTTTTCTTGTAATGTTTTTTTCAAAGATTCTAAACCTTTATAAAAAGTTGCTTGTTCTGGAAATAATTCTGTAATTAACTTTATTCCATCTGGTCTACTTATTAATTCATCTAATGCAGCATAAGGAACATCAGTAGTTCCAGCAGCTTTTACTGCTTGTTCATCTAAGTAATCACCTAATGATGCTTTAATTGTTCCTATTATTTGATTATAAGAATTAGCAGTAGCAGGTTGATCGACATTGGGTCTTATGTCCATTTGTGCTTTACCTAATTTAGCATTTTGTGCATTAAGTGCTATGTCTGCTTTATTAGAAGCATTAATAGCTTTTTGCACATTAGTTGTTGTTTCGTCAACAGTTCCTAAAGCGGTTTTAAATTGCATTAATGATGAATATGCTTTTTTGTCTTGTAATATAAATTTTAATAATTCTTCTGACTGGAGTTGAGCATTTATTATTTCTTGGTTTTGATTTAATATATCACCTTTGTTTGCATTTGCACTTGCTCTATCTTTATGCTGTTTAATTTTTACAAAATATTGACCAATACTATTGTTTTCTAACATAGTGTTAAATCTACTATTAGCTTGATTTAAAGAATTCCAAAGTGCAACTTCACCTTTGTTAGCTAAATTACCTTTTTGAACTTCTTTAATATCATCATACAATTGCATGTATTTTTTATGTGCAGGTTTGTTTCCTGCTTTTAATTCTTTTTGTGCTAAAGAATAGACTTCGTTGCGCAAATCTCTCCAAGTATTTCCTGCAACATTTGATTTCATAGATCCAGGAATAGAAATATTTAAAAATTTCTTAGGCCATTTATCTGGATTTATCAGTCCTAATTTATTAGCAACTACAAAATCATCTAACGATTTTGGGTCATACATTACACTAAGAATTCTTTCCAGTTCTCTTGTATCTATGTCCTTGTCTAAAGTATTGTTAAGCCTAAAATCTGCTATTAAATTACTTATCTTTCTTTGACTAGCAGGATTGATGTCTGTATATTTTAAAGAACCAAATCCCTGTTGTATAGAAGCACTAGCAGGATTAATAACATCATCAATAAGAATCTTAGTAAAATCCTCATTTGTAGTGCCTGTTCTTCCCCTGATAATAGCTTTTTCTTCTGCCTCTAACATACCAAAACCAGCAGCACCTCTACCTCTGGTAGTGTTTTTCATAGTTTGTTTAACAGGACTTGTTAGAGTTCTTAATATTTGTCTAGGAACATCTATTACATCATCAATAAATGGAGTAACTTTACTAACTAAAACATTAGCACCTGAAAAAACAGGAGGTATTGCAGCAGAAATAGCTGCCATAGTGCCAACTTCTCCTGGATCAATATCTAATTCTTCTTGTCCTTCCATTTTTTGCTCTACCATTTGCAAGTTGGCATCAATACCACCACCAATTGTTCCAGATACAACACTAGCACCTGTTAATTGTGATGCTCTTTTTGCTATAGTATCGCTTACTAATTTTTTCATAACAAAAGGTGCCGCAGCTTTAGATGCTAATGTTGATGCACCTCCTGTAGCATATATAGAACCTATTGTTATAGGATCAGTTCCAGATTGCAATACAAAATCTGCAGCTTGATTAAGAAAATCACGAGAACCTAAACCTGTCATATCTGTTCTATGAAAAGTGTCATATTGTTGAGATAAAAGTTTTAAAGTATCATCATCAAAATTAGAAAACCAAAAATTATCTGTCAAACCTTGATATGCGGTTTTAGCCATAGCATTAGTAAAATCATTATATTTTTCAAAATAATGTTCTGTTAAAGCTGAGTCTGTGCCTCTCCAATTATTGCCAGTTTCTTGTTTATAAAATTTTCTATGAGCATTAACCCAATCATTATCAAATGATAATTCTTGGTAAGTCATTTCATATTTTCCATCTAAAGATTTAAGAATTTTTTTTATAAGTTTTTTTTGTTCAGCACCTTCAGAAGTTTTCCAATACGGATGTTTTTTGGGTAAATCTTTTAATAACAAATCTGTACCTTCATCGTTAATTCCAATAGATGTATTGTTTAATTCATCTAACGCAGAATACAATGTTGTTCTTTTTTGTTTTCTTTGATTTATTTCATCCCTAGAAAAATCAGGATCTGGCGTTACAAAATCTAACGCAACATTTTTTATGTTTTCTAATTGACCTATAGCCATTTAATCTTCCTCATCTTCTTCTGCAATTAATCTAGCTGCATCTACAATATTTATGTTTTGTGTTGTTTTATTTTCAACTGTTAAATCTTGTTGTTTTATTTTGTCATATTTTGCCCAACCATCGTAAATATTGTTGCCATAAATTCCAACTAACTCTTCTCTTGTTCCTACTGATTTAAATGCTTCACTTTCCCAAATTGTTCCGTATTTAGCTAATGCTTCTGGTGATGTATCTCCTCTATTTGCAAAAGCAGACATTGCTCCATTTAACTCCCATTGTTTAGGATAACGCCCTTTATTATTTTTTAAATAATTATCTACCCATTTACCTTGAAATGCTGATGCGTTTATTACTTCTTTTGATAAATGCATTGCTTGACCAATTAAAATTTGGTTAGCTTCTGGTGATTTATCATATGATGGCCCACCAGATACCACAAACGCCACATCTTTATCAGAAGCAGAGCCAGATAATTTTTTCATATTATCTAATGCAATATTGTTAAATTCTGCTAATAAAACTTCACTAGAAGAAATTTCACTAATATCACCTTGATATCCTAAAGTTCTTAAAACTCCTTTAATATCTAAAAATGCTTTTTCTAATTTTCCTGTTTTGCCACCTGTTTCATAGGCTTTGATAATATTTTCATAACTTTCTAAAGCAGTTTGAGATGTTTTTGAATCTGCCATTAATGTATTAACTGCAGCATTAGTGTATTCAATATCATCTTTTCCTGCTTCAAAATCCAATTTTTGTTTAATTGTTTCTCTTTTGTTTTGATCGTTTCTTTCAACTGCTTCATTATATGTATACAATTCACTTGTTGCAGGATTAATCATTTTTTGTATTTCTGCAACTTCTTCAGCATACGACATTTCGCCTTGATTATTTTTTGCATCCCAATCTTGACTCCATTTAAGAACTGCTTCGCTTTTATTAGTAGAAGCAAGATATTCTGGACTTTTAGTAAAAAGTGAAAAAGCTAATTTTTTAGGGTCATTAATTTGTGTTTCAGTTTTCTTAACATCTCCAAATACTCTTTCACCAGTATCATCAAAATAATAATAACCATCTGCAGCTTTAGTTTTAGTTCTAGCAGGAGTTGATTTAATAATATCATTGGCCATAGACATAGCACGATCAGCTTCTTCATAAAGACCAACTTGTCTTAAAGCATTTGATATAGCTTTAAAATCTTCAGCAGTTTCTGGACTTGGATATTGTTGCATTATAGTATCAATAGCCATTTGCTTTTGCATTCTAGGATCACCTTGACCACCCATCATGCCTGTCAGACTCATTAATGTCGCATTATCTCGATCACCAAGCAATGAAGAATTGTAATACATTCCGTATCTTTTACCTCCACCACCTACTTGTCCTGCCTTTTGAGCATCAAGTTCCATTTGTCTGTCCATAGCATATCTGGTATCAAACATACTTGGCATTGTAAAGTTTTCTGCCATTCTTATCTCCTAATTAACTAAACAGGCTTCCTAATATAGAACCCCACGCATCACTTCTGCCTTTTGATTTCTTTGCAGCTTCAAGTGCTTGTAAATCTCTCCATGCTGTTGAAGCCTCACTAACACCTGCCATGTTTGCAATTGGTTGAGGTGTAGGCATTACTTTCATTCTGTTAGCAACTTCTCCGAGATTAAACATTGTGTCTATAGCACCATATTGTCTGTTTAACCCAGAATCAATAAGTTGTTGTGATTGTAAAAACGCTTGATTTTGCATTGCTAAATCTCTTTCATTTCTTATTGCAGCAGCATCTACATCTTCTTGAAATCGGCTAGTTGAAGATGCACCAGTAGCATTTTGCCTTTCTCTTCTAATTGCTTCTTCTCTAGCATCACTAGGTGCATACATACCACGCATCATATCAAATTGTTGTTGATAGGCATCTTGCCAACCACCACCTGCTAAAGCATCTGCTTCTTCACCAAAAACACCTTGCCTTTTAATCATGGCATCGTAAATAGCTTGGTTTTCTGGCGATAAGCTAGAAGTAACCATGTTTTTATCTCTATCCCATTTAACCTGTCCACCTACACCAGTTACATCTGGGGTTGATCTTTCCCAAACTAGCTTGTCTAATTCTTTTTGGTATTCAAAGTCCATTTCAGCAAATTCAGAGCCTCTACGACCTCCACCACCAAAACCACCTAAAGGTATATTAAATGAACCAGTTTGTCTTTTACTAAGTGGAGATGCTAAGTATTCTTTATTACTAACACCGAGTGTTTGTCTATTGCCTAGTCCATACGAACCTCTTTGTTGTTTGTATGCTTGTGCATAATTTTTTGGACTGTATGAGCCATAGCCTTTTTGTCCACTTTGTCCTTGAAATAATGCCATTTCTATCTCCTATTTAATTAAAGTACACCTAGTATTGAAGCTGCACCTGCTACTCCTGGCCCAGAAAAATTACCTTCTCCACATAAACCACCAGAACCACCACCACCAATACTAATTACAATCTTTGTTGGAATATCTCCGCTTGTAGGTATTGTGTATGTTCCTGAAGCAGTTCCACCTGCTGTTCCTCTATCACCGCCCGGGCAATTTTCTTCACCAAATCCACCTACACCGCCATCTGAAACTGTACTTGTCCAGATAGAAGTTGACCAGCCAGAAGGCACACTAAAATCTCCATGACTTCCAGTAGGTGAACCACCACCCATAGAACCACCAGAACCACCTGATGCAGTTATAGTATGAACTACAGTACCATCAGCCTTTTGAAACGATAGTGTTGTAGAACCTCCTGCTCCACCGTGAATAGGTGTACAGTTTTTACATAAGTTCTTTCCACCTCCACCTCCACCTCCAGAGGCTTTGTATTGAATACTTGTTTCAGCACCATTAATTTGATAAGTGCCACTTGATGTAAATCCTGTTAAAGCAGGTATATAGTATGTCCAAATCTTTGTACCATTAAGATACACATTAGCCATATCAGAGCCATTAAACTTGACTTTTTTACCTGCTGCTATCGCAGAACCATTAAAATATAAATCACCCATATTATGTAGTTACTATGTATAAATCTCCACCAGAAGTATAAATCTTAGCGTGTCCGTAAACAGTTTCACTAGACCTAAGTGCTGCGTGTGTTGTTACATCAGCATCAATAGCTGCTTGTACCATTGCTGTACTAGCTGCTTGTGTAGTATTAGTAGAAGTAGCAGCAGTAGGAACAGTAACTACCCCAGTTACAGCAAGTGTTCCACCTATAGTTGCATTACCTGCTATAGTTGCATTGTTTGCTGAAAAACTTTCACTAGAATCTCCGTTTAAATCTGCTTTAGAGTTAACTGCTGTTCTAACTGTTGTAAATTCAGTATTAAAATCAGATCCAGATATTACTTTTGCTGCATCACTATCTGAAAGTGCATCTTTTCCTGACCAATTGACTGCTATAGTGTAATCACTCATCGTATTTTCCCTTGTTTTGAAATAATTGCTAAATCTTGTAAAGAAGTGTTATAACCATTACTTACAATACTTAAATTTAGTTTTAAATGTTTTGCACTACCAGTAAGTGCTGTTTGATACTCTTGTAAACCGTATATTGGTGTATATTTTACATCACCCCATAATGAAGTAGATGCACCCCATAACGCTACAGAACCAGAAGTAGCAGGGTTTAAATTTATTTGTGTAGTAGCTGATGGGTTTATACTAAAATCTTTATACCATTGTAAACCTAAAGTTGCACCACTACCACCTTCTAAAACTAAAATCATTTTTTTAAGAATAGAAGCAGCTAAATCACCGACTCTAACCCATATACTAGATACATCAAAAGTAATAGGAGCATTACTATAACTAGCTGCCCCACTAGACCAAGCAAGATCCGTGTCAAAATATCCTTCATAACCTGCTATTCCACCATCTTTTTGTCCTACTAATAAACCACTATATAACTCTGTATATATCATTGCACTAGGTTCTCTATCTGACTCAAAAGACCAAGTTGTTATTCTTGGTGTGCCTTCTGGTGTAATATGTTTAAAATCAAAAATATAAGTAATATTTTTATCTGTAAAAGTCATAATGTATATGCCTTCGTTTTCTACATACACGCTTTTAACATTTGTGCTTTGCCCAATATTTCTAATTATTGTATCTTTAATATTAACTGTTAAATCTGTCAGAGGTAATTTGTCTTTTTCTGTAGTACGAGCAAGTGATCGTAATCCAGTTGTAGATAAAAATACTAAATCATCACCAATAGCTTGAACGCTATCTCTGGCTATACATCCTACACCTCTTATAACTTCGTCAAGTGCTAAAGAACTTACAGTTTGTGGGGAGTTGTATATAGCAATATTTTCTTTACCAAATATAACTAGCTTTCCATAAAACGGTGCTAGTGCTACAACTTCATCATCACCCCAAACTTTTTTAAGGTCTATAAATCCTGTATCACCACCTGTCCAATCATCACCATCTAAAAGATTAGAGTAATAAACGACATCTTTTGCTTCTGCTACACCGCCACACCATATTCTTCCATAAAATCCCATACCGCAACTAGGGTCAAATAATGTGCTAATAGAAGCAGGATCCGTTGCATGTGCTGTCCACCTAGAACCAGAACTTAAACTACCATCATATCTTTGTGGAACAACTCCAGCATGAAAACAATGTAATCTACTGTTAAAATTAACAAACTGCCAATTACCTGAACTTCCTGACACAGTATGTTTTACATCAGCACCACTACTAGGAAAAGCAGCATTTGGTGCAGTAAAGTCAATTCTATATATGCTTGTACCATGACTAGCAAATATTTTATTAACACCATTAGTTACAGATTGGTCAAAATGCTCAATCATTGATCCAATAGCTGTACCTGTTGGAACTACTTTTTGTTTTAAACCTTTTCTAAATGATATTCTTCCAGACTCTCTAAGTACAACATTGTTGGCAGAAGTCAGATAACTCTGATCTAATGTTGCAGGATTATCTTGTGTGTTAAGTCCATTAACACCAAAATCATTTAAAGGTTGATATGCTAAAGATTTTGCCATTATCTAAAATTTAATCCTGTTGCGTATTGACTACTATGATTTTCATTTACAAACCAATCTGATTCGTATTTAGTATTACCACTATCTAATATAATTGCTTGTTTAAGTGCTTCATTAGCTTCTTGTGCCATTAAACTAGATTGCGTTCCACCATCTTCACCTCTTTCTGCTATTGCCCTGGCCCATGCCCCTAATATAACTGGTTGTGCAGGAACTTTTAAAACTGTAGCAGCATTTGTTAATTTGTCTTGATATTTAACTATATCAAATGAAATAGTATGTGCCTCAGTAGGTACTGGCGATAAATCTACTTTTAAATTATTAGAACTATCACTACCATTAAAAGCATAATATAAAGGCTCACCAGTATCGTCTGTAGGGTACTTTATAGTGTTAATGTACTGTTTGCTTACTTGATGTAAATGAATGCCTGTATTGTTGTTTATTGCATCCATTATTTTTATCTCTTGACCAGATGATAAATTGTAGTTTTTTGTACTTGCTACTGTAGATATATTAACTGTTTCTCTAAGATTAAGCCAATCATGTCTTTCTTCAACACCTCTTTTAGCATCATTAATTAATGATCCTATAACTTTATGATAGGCAGATATATTAGCACTATCATTAATTGCACCTGACCAATCTGTCGCAATTGTATCTTCACGCAATCTTATTAATACTTCATTAATTAATTCTCTATAAGTCATAACCTATCCTTTAATTATTTTTCCCCATACTGAACATCTGCCATCTACAATATCTACTACTTCAACTTGAAAATTTCCATTGTCAAAAAAAGTAACAACTCCAAATGCATGATTCCAGTTATGTAGTCTGCCTTTTAACCATGTATTGTTTTCTGCTGACATATCTTTTAAACAACCCATTGACCAAGCACTTATATTTCCGTCTAACAATCTTGTTGATGAAAACCTTGAAACATCATGTGTATGTCCGTACATAATGTTTGTACCGTATCTTTCTAAATGTGTCTTAGCATGAGTAGTTGTTGTATACGCACCATGTACAAAAGACAACTTACCAATAGTTAAAACTTCATTGTATTTACGATACTCATAACCCCTGTTATCCCATTTACAAGCATTTCTAAATAAATACTGATCTAGGTATGGGTTTTCTTCTACAAAGGCATCTAGCCACTCATCATGATTACCTGCAAGTATATGTCTAGTTTTGCATTTAATCTTGTCTAACACCCTGTCAAACCTGTCTATTTGCTTATTTACAGCTTTAACTTCTTTGTCTATCTCTGGTAGTTGGTATTCTAATGGTGGTCTTTTTTGCCTTTTGTATCTATGACCCGATACAGAATTCCATTCTCCAACATCACCCAGATTAATAAATATGTCTGGCTTAATAATTTCTATCGCCTTTAGTACAACTTTGACCGCACTCTCATCATGTATCGGAAAGTGTTGATCGGGTATAACAATCGCCCTTTTCATTTTTACCTACCTTTTGCTAGTTGCGCTCCAAAGTAGAATTCGATTATCATTGTTGCCCATCCAAATATTTCATCAAACTTCAACATCCCTTCTACACTAACATATTCTATCACATCAGGTGTTAATTGAATCCCTAAAATATCAAAACCTTCTGTTACTGTAGGAATAACTGTTGGTATATCCCAAAATACAGGTGCTACTTGTGTAAATATAACTAAAGCTAGTATAGTTAAAATAATAATTCTTCGATTCATAGCAGCCATTGGACTTTCCTTGTCTGCTCGATCTCTAGCTTGGTTTATAGAATCATTTCTAACTTGTAGGTTCTGAATCATTAATTTTTGCTGTTCTTGTGCTGCTTGACTTTTTAAGGCAAACAACTTAGCAACAAATCCTAAAGCTATAGGTGCTACATTAGTTAAAAATCCAATCATGCTACTAACCTCAATACATTAAAAATTCCTACTTCAGATGCTAAAAAATAAGCAAAACCACCTAACAAGAAATATCTAATTTGATTAAGCATATTAAATATCTTTTGTATCTTGGTATTTGTATCATCAATCTTGCTAAACAACTTAGCTATCTGCCCAGAATGTTTGTCTAGTTGCAATTGCACTCTATTGTCATCCATTATTTACCCCAATTCGTTCTAGCTTTATTTTGTGCTGTTCGACTAAGTTCTCCATAATGAAACAATTTTGTGCTTGAGGCAGTATGCGTTTTTCCAGAATGTAAAGTACCATCATCCATTTTGTGCATACCACCTGTATGCTCAGTTCCATCTTTTTTATAATGCTTAACACCTTTCATTATTTTCTCTTAGGTGGTTTTTTCTTATATCCCATAATATCTCCTAGTTAGCTAGTGGGTTATCTAAAGACTCTTGTATACGCTTTTCCATGTCTACTTTAGTCTGCTCTACCTTAATGTCAAAGCGATCTAATTTAGTGTCGTAGTTTGTAAGTTTCGTATCTACAGACTGTAATTTAGTATCTACCTTTGACTCTAAGTTCCATTGACTGTTACGCAAATCAGTCATATCTTTTTTTAATTCAATTTTTATAGCATTAGCATGTTCTTCTATTCTCATAACATCGCTAGAAGTCTTTGCCATCTGTCCAGCTATTGCATCTAAGTCTAAATTTGCGATTCCTTCGACTTTTTGATATAACAGGAACCCTCCATAGAGTGAACCAACAATCGTTGAAATTAGGGCAAATGCTGCGACCAAACTGGTATATGTAAACCTTAATCCCAGAAATTTTAGTCTTTTATCAACTAAACCTTCAACTTGTGCAACTTTTTCTCCTAGATCAGTCATTAGTTATTAAAGTCACCATTTTCTTGCATTAATTTTAAGTATTCAATTTCTTGCTTTAATCTTTCAACTTCTAGCCTTCTTCTTTGTAGTTCTAACTGGTATAGCGTATTACAATTAATTCTTTCGTTTGGTGCATCTAAAGGAATAATTAACCTAGCATACAATCCTATATCTTTTGTTTGCGGATCATTACCTTCTTTTCCTATAATTGGCACAACAGCATTATTAATTACACCTGTCATTCCAATCTCAAAGTTTGTACTACCGCCTATAGCGTTCTTACAATCTAAGTCACCTGCTCTAATACTGTCCGAACCACTTACTGAACTAATATTAGGTATCGAAAAACTCATCGAACTACTGTCTGCTATTACTTGTGAACTTAGTAATAATAAAACTAACCACCGTTTCACTTAAACCTCGAACAAATCTTAGACTCTACGATTGGCTTAAAGTCATCATTGCCTCTAAGTTTTGATGTTGAACAAATGTATGTAGCTTGTTTTACATTTGCATCATTAACATAAACATCAAACTTAACAGAACTTAAATAATTTATTTTAATAATTTTGTATCTAGTAACAAACGGTATTGGATTCCATTCTTTGTCAAACACTCCAATTTGATACCATTGCACATCGGATCTTTTATTAAACACTTTCATTGTGGTCATTTTAGCACTTGGTATAAACGACATTTTCCACTTTGGGTAAGTAGGTGTCATATCATGTGCTATTACACTACCACATAGAAACAACCACAGTATTACTGAGCGATACATTCTGCTACTACAACTGCCGAATATGAACCACCAGGAAATGCTTTTTGTGAACCACCACCGTAGGTAGCAACTGAAGTAACATTAAACCAAGTTGTACCTGCTAGTGTTAAATTATAAGTTCTCATTGCACCGCCATCTGCTGTTGTACTGGCTGCTTGATACGCACTCATACCAGAAACACTTCCAGAAGCATATGCAACTGTTCCTGTCCATGTAACAGAATCACCTAAACTTGGACTTGAACTAAAAGAAGTAGGGTAACTTATCTGTGCTTTGTAAGCATTAGCTAGAGATGTATCAACACGAATCACAGGTACTTGCCCATCACTTGCAGGTAAAGTTGTAAGCGTATACGCATTAGGGTTTCCGTAATAACCTACAGTATCAGTATTAACTGTACATCTTGATTCTACATTACCATTAATATTAGTATTAGCTTCAACTTTTTTTGCAAACATAGAACAGCCAGTAAGTACAAGAACTAAACTAATTGCTAATAATTTATTCATTTGTATTGATCTCCTATCATTTCATTCATTAATTTATCTTGACCTAAACTTCTTAACGCTTTTTTATTGTCTACTATTTTACCACCTTGTAACGCTGTAGAATCACGATACATCCCACCCTGGATCTCTGCTACATAATAAGAGTTAATATTTGTAGCTGTGTTTATTTGTTTTAAGATGGATGCTTGTGATGTTGTGTTAGCTATAGTTAAGGCATTCTCTGTGGCTGCCATTGCTATTTCTAATCGTTCTCTTTCTTCATCTTCTTCTTCTGTTTCTCTTTTTTCTTCCTTTTTATCCAAAAGGTTGTCATCCACCTTTTCTGTCGCATCATTAACAATTTCATCTTCTAAAACATTATATATTTCTATCTTAGGTAAAGCTGGTAATGGTGGTATGTAATTAGGGCAACTCTCATCATTCTGTGCGTTTCTACATAAATCCCATCTGTACATATAAAGTATAGTTACATCCTCTATACTGCCTGTACCTGTACCTCTGATCCTACCATCACCAAACTGCTCTATTGGTGTGTAAGGCAAAGGTATAACATTCTGTACCGTACCGCTATACTGTCCATCCCAATCGTGTTCTTCTTGGAACACATAACCACCACCAACTTTGTCGCTTTCTATCGTAACTGTAAAGTCATCTACTACATTCTTAACTGTTGTGTAGTTGTAAAGCACACCACTTATATCTAAACCTTCTTCTGCACTTACACCTAAAGTGCCTGTATTCATTTGCCAAGTATTGCCATATAAAGCAGCATTACTGGTATAGCCAAATTCGTAACTAAAAGAATATAAAGGCAGCAGCAACAGTACCCATAATGCTAAGAGCCTTTTCACGCTTTTCTGCAACACTAATTTCATTCTTCTCCTCTGGCATTGGTATTTTATCTGTCTTGACTGCCCATGCTCTCTTAGCCTCATCACCAATCAAACCATCTATAGGGCAAGGCGTTCCTGCTGACATCATTGCAGACCATACATCTGGGTCTTGACACATCACACTAACTGCTGCTACTTTCATTCCAAACATATATAGCTTTTGTGCTTTCTTTAGTCTGAGGCAGTTTTCTTCTGTGTATGTCGTACCTACTGATAAACCTAAAATCTGTGTCTGTACTGAACCACTAGAACTAATCGTACATAAATCACTATTGTTACCACTACCAAACTGAGGCGATATAGCACTAGGTGGCGGTGACTTAACTGTTGTAGTCTGCTCACCTGTCGTGGTAACTACACTTGTTGAATCTGTAACAATCGGATCAGCAGCCATTACTGGCAATACAAAAACCACCCAAAAACATACTACAATACCAAACGCTATTAAGTTATTTCTGTATCTATCACTCATTACCATTTGCCTATTGGACACTCTTGATTTTGTAATGCAACTTTCCATTCTAAAACACATCCACAATTTGTACAAATTAATTTACCTAATGTAGTAGCAGTATCATCACAAGCATTACAAATATCTAATCTTTTTTGTTTTTCTTCTGTAGATGCTTTACGCAGTATGTCAGACATTAGGCTTCTACTGTAGCTGCCTTTAATTCATCAGTAGTAGTCATACTATCTACTTGCTTTGTAATATCTCTGAGCCTTTGCTTCTCTGTGACAATAGCTGAAGTTGATGTACCAGCTTCTTGTGCTTTCATAAACAGAATGTCTTGTTCTTCTAACAGAGGTTTTCTTTCTGCTCTAAGTCTGTCTTTAGTGATGACTTTAGCTTTAGTTATATCAACTTGGATTGGCATCGTCATACTCCTTTTGTGTCATTTGGTTGTATTTAAGTTTGTCCTCGTCAGATAAATCTGCTGATGTTTTTTCATCAGAACCAGCAGTATAAGTCCAAGCATTTCTAAATGTTCTGTCAGACAAATCAACTGAGTCAGCTATGATTTCGTATTTAGTGCCAGTAGGTAAATCTTTGTTAGCTATGTGTATTAGTTTTTCTTCTAGCGTTCCTTCTAGCTGTGCTAAGAATTTAGAAGCTGGTATTAATACTGCTGCTACTCCACCATTGTCATAAATTATTCTCATATTAATCTCCAAATACTAATAAATTACAAAAATTTGGATTCATCTTTGTACTTGCATCTCTTACAGTTTCAAATCTTATAGAGCCTACTGCAATTGCCATTATGTTTGAACCACCAATTCCAGTATCACCTGTGCTTCTATAATTACCTATAGAAGCACAATAATTAGTATTGCCCATATTATTACTAAAAGTAACTGTAAAATCACCTGTTCCATTGTCTGTAATACTAGACACATTATGACTATCTCTAATAGCTGCTGTACCAGTACCATCAAAATTACACCAAACTTTTGCAGTAAACTGTGACTTGCCTCTGCCATCAGGCAATATTTCAAATGTATTAGCAGAGTCATCTTGTTTTCTAAACTTAGTTGCACCTGTTCCTATATATAAATATATTTCAGAAGCATCTGAAGCTGTCTTAAATATTTTGGCTGTTCCACTAGATGAACCTGATTTACTTACTGTGCCTGTGAATGTTGGGTTAGCAAGAGGTGCTTTGGTTGCGTCTGCTGGTAACCCAGTAAGACTAGCACCACTAATAGCTGGAAGATTACCTGTCAGCTTGGTCGCATCAATCGTAGTAGAAGTAAACGCACCAGCAGAACTGATACTCGCTTTCTCTACTCCGTTGGCTTGGAACTTTATATCCTTAGAAGAACCATCAGCGTTTAGTGTTAGA